TGCAGCACTTAAATCAAAAACATGCAGTGCTTTGGACAAAGGAGCAAATAGATGAATGGGCAAGGAAGATTATATGAACTGGAAACTTGACCGCGAACGCGCCGAACAAACGCGTAAGAATAAAGAGCGGGAAAAACAAAACACTCGCAACCTGCACGATCTATTTTTCGGACGCAAGATCAATGAAACTCCGCCCGTACCAAGACGAGGCCGCTGATTTTCTCTATGAGCGCGATCGGGCGATGATCTTAGCGCCCGTGGGAGCTGGCAAGACAGCGATCACGCTGACCGCCATGAACGATGCCATTCTTGATGGTTTGGTAGATCGTTTCTTGGTCGTCGCCCCCAAACGTGTTTGCACCGATGTTTGGCCAGTTGAGGCGCCGAAGTGGGCGCCGATGCTAAAAATATCTTTAGCTGTTGGCTCGCCAGCGGATCGCCTGCGGGCTATTGAGCGCGTCAATTCCAGCGTCGTCGTCATCAACTACGACAATCTGCAATGGCTGGCCGATTACGGTCTAAGCCGGTTCGATGCGATCGTCTTTGATGAGTTGACCAGGTTAAAAGACCCGTCAGGCAAGAGATTTAAGGCGCTTTTCAAGGCGATTGAGCACATCAAGATTCGCTGGGGCCTGACCGGATCATTCACGTCCAACGGTCTGGAAGACGTCTTCGGCCAGTGCAAGATCATCGACCAGTCGCTCTTAGGCCGCAGCAAAGGCGCTTTCTTGCAGCAATACTTTGTATGTACGAACCGGGATTTCGGCGACTGGTCGCCCAGGCGCGGCGCGCTGGAGTTAGTCATGCAGCGTATCAAACCGGCGACATACCTGCTGGATGCTGGCGAATACAAGGACAAACTGCCGCCGCTGAATATTGTCGAGGTGCGCGGCACGATGGACTATACGCTCTACAACAAAATGAAGCGCGACTTCGTTGTCGAGTTCCCTAACGCGCAGGCGATCGCCGCAAACGCTGCTGTCGTTACAGGCAAGCTGCAACAGATGGCGTCTGGCTTTGTCTATGAGACGCAGCGAGAGGCGCTGGCAGATTACGGCAAGTTTAAGAATACTCAGACGTCACATTGGTTTAGCAGCCACAAATTTGATCGATTGGACGAACTACTAGAGGAAAACCAGCATGCGAACACGATCATTGCGTATACATATCAGGAGGAGCTTGCAGAGCTGCGCCGCCGCTATCCGCAAGCTGCGACGATGGATACGCCGAACGTGGTCGAACGGTGGAACCGAGGTGAAATACAGAAACTCTTGCTTCACCCAAAGTCAGCAGGTCACGGACTTAATCTACAGCACGGAGGCTGCCACATCGTATTTCTGTCGCTGCCGTGGTCACTGGAGCTGTACGAGCAAACGATTGGAAGGCTGCACCGTTCCGGACAAACAAAAGCAGTCTGGTGCTATGTGATGCTGACCGAGAAAACGATCGACGAGAAGATTTGGGGCGCGTTGCATGACAAGCGCGCGATTTCTGATATTGCCTTGGAGGAGCTAAAGTGAACCCTAAGTTTATGGCTGCATGGCTGGACGAGACAGCTACGGACCCGCGCCACAACGAAGCTGCGGCTATGCTTCGCAGGCTAGACCATATCGCATCAGTCGCCCGCGAGGTTGTTGTAGCCAAGACGCACGAACATAGCAAAGCAGCGTATTCTGAACTCGTCGATCTGATTAGGGGGAAGCCTGATGCCTAAGACCAAACACAAACATGTGACGCTAATTAAAGCTTGGGCGGACGGCGCTCAAATAGAGAAATTCTGCCAGCGCCATAAAAAATGGGTAGTAACCGATCACCCTACGTGGGCAGAAGATACCGAGTACCGCATCCGAAAAGCGGTGATATTCGCGGAACGACGAATAGTGATAGACGTCGGGACAGGACTTCTTAATGCCAAGAACGACAATCCGAATGTTCGTTTCTGCTTCACTGCTGACGGCGAATTGATTTCTGTAGCTAAACTGGAAGGGAAATAACATGGCCCGCATGGACTGGACGACGCTAAACCAGCGTCTTAGTAAACTAACCGAGAAGCAAGTCTGGACGCTGCTTCAGACTGAGCTCGAGACGTATCGCCGCTCGTCGTATCTGACACGTCTGCATCAGCGCTACTGCGCGCTGCGTGACGCTCGGGAGCGCGAAGAAATTCTTGCAAAGGCCTTAGAAAGATGAAATGCCGTGACTGCGGAGAGCGCACTTATGTTGTAGTCTCACAACGCTTGCCGGATGGAAACAAACGGCTGCGTCGCTGCAATAACTGCAAAGTGTCTGCTTACACGGGAGAAGTGTGGTTAACTACGCTTCCCCCGAAAGCAAATAAATCGGTTTACACTCAGCGGGAAGTTGAGGAGTTAAATAGGAGTAAAGTAAATGCGCGTAGGAAAAACGAAGACAGGAGGAAAGAAAATGAAGACTAGTAATATGACATTGGGCGACCATTACGTATACACACCCTCAACGACGGATGTGACAATTCGTTGGCGCGCAAATTACGGCTGGGTGCCGCCTACTGAAGATCCGTTTTACCAAAAGAAATGGTCGGACTTCAGAATCAAGTGCGCCCAGGGTATTGAAACTTTGGTGAACCCGGAGTCTACGGTCGCAGCTGCCTCACTGCTTCATACTGCTTGACGCATTTGTCGAGTTCGATGGAGAGGCGGGCGGCGTCGGCACTGTACCGCGCAAGAAACTCTCCATCTCCCCTTGCCAATTGCGCTCCACTCGCTCCACTACAAGCGCAGGCGGAACCGGACACGGCACCGCTTTCGGTGGCGGGGCGATCCGGGCGCTCGCGCAGGCTGTTAGCAAGGGCAGTAGCGCGAGCGTTAATATTCTTGATTTCACGTTCTTTCTCCATGCGTAGGTTGTCTGCGCCTTGTTGCAGCGCCTGTTCTTTCTCGCGCGCTTGACGCTGCGCCTCGGCAAAGGCGGCCATCTGCTCGGCACGTTCTTTGTCCCATTGGGCATTGACTTTTGCCTGCCCGGCGTCGTCACCCTGCCAGTGACCGACGCCGTAGGCTAGAGCCACTGCCACGACTGACCCGGCGATGAAGTACGGGTTCATTTTGGTGGTACTTTCGTGCCTTCAAGCTTCTTGTGCACCTTGATCGTTTTGCAGACCTCTTTCTTGGTCTTGGCGTCTTGGTGGCAGACCTTCTTCATCTCGCCGCCTGCAAACGCAATAACTGGAACAAACGCAATAAGTGCAACGAGGCTTTTCATCATTCGATCTCCGGTTGAGGCGCTGGCGGAGGCGCCGGTTTGCCGCCAAATCCAATCACGACAGGCGCAGCAGTTGCTACAGGCTCGATCGTAGGCTCTACTCGCTTGGCCACAGGCGCTGCTGGCGTTGGGGCCTTGGGTGTGTCTTCGCGGTCTTTTGCGGTCGATAAGCCCGGCGGTACGAACTGCGGCAGGGCGTCTTTGCCTTTGACGGCCAGAAGCGTCGCCAGCGATCCGAGGATGTACTTGGACATGTCCGACAAGATCAGGAAGAACTGCTTGTCCGCAGGCGCCATGCCGTTCATCGGTTGCGTCACAAACACGACCGAGTACAGGCTAATCCCTACCATCATGACGACAGTAAAGCAGAACGTGACAGCGATGGCAAACTTAATTACTGCATCGTGCTGCTCCTGGTTCATTGCAAGGAATTGGCTGATTAACTTTAGCGGGTTCATCGGATTTCATATCCTCCGGTTTGGTTAATTGATCGGGGCAAGTGCCTGTTGATGAGCAAATAGGGCGCTTACACTCTTTATTTTCCCAGTTGGCAGGGTCCTGACACTTATATCTAAACCTGTCACTGCACCCAGCCAGTAGGCTAAGCACCAAGAATATGTAGAGCTTCTTCATAGTGTTTGATCCTGTCCTCAAGCCCGATGAAACCGCCGTTAATCCGGCGCGTCAGTTCTTTTATGTCGCCTGCGTCGGCCCACTTATTTAAGCCATTTTTCTCCCAAAACCAGCAAGCGCTCTGACTTGCCCCTTCGAACGTGGCCAAATAGTCAGGCACGTCGTTTATGGCCATTTCCAAGCTGTCAGCAAAAGCTTGATAGTTGTCTCGTCCAGTAAGCTGAATAAGCCCACGACCGCGAAACCGATAGCCGTCACCAGAAGACTCATCGCCATTCCCCATACGGTTAGCGTAAATACGGTTGGCAATAGCCTCCTGCTTGTTAGGTTTCGCGCAATACTGTCCAGCAATAACATCATCGGTGAAATACTTTGAAAAAAGGCGCCGGAGCGCTTGGGGTTTGTAGTTTAGGTTTTCTTGAAGCACAGAAAACCCGCCAGATTCATGCGCGCATTGGGCGATAAACGCCGCGACGCGCTTCGGAGTGTTGATATCGTAGTCGTCTAGCAGCGTGCTGCCGCCAAGCTCGGTTTGAGGCATGGCAAGCGCGTTATGCCAGTGCTCAACGTACTTATTCTTGGGGAGTAGTTGGCGTAGTTGGCTCAGTGTCAGGCTCATAAAGTTTCCTCAACTCCATCACATATTTACGTCGCGCCTCACGCAAGCGCTTTAGCTCTTCAACAGCTGCAACGGTAGCGTTATTCATGTCCATGTAGGCCATACCTAGCATCGGTATAGCAAACACAAATGTCAGCGCCATTATTGCCAGACATATGACGATAACGATTGATACGTCTGACTTTTCCTTATCATGACCATTAACGCCCACATCCAAACTTGGACGAACAGGATCGCGCCAATCCAAGTTGCCAGTGCCTTTGCCTTGTTTATTGTTCTTGCCCGTTGCCATGCCGCTATCTGAGCTTTCCGCAATTCCTCGGCGCGAGCAATTTCTTGCTCTTCATTGATCTGCTTCCACATAGCCTCAAATTTGCTCCACAATGACCCCAGCTCGGGCGGAGCGTTATACACCATTTCTTCGCGGATACTAGCCAGCATAGAATCTAATCTGGATCGTATCAATACGCGCCGAAGCGCGCGTCTGCCTATACTTTCGTCACCCTTATAAACCTTCTTAGATTCCATCTCTTCTTTTAGGAACAGTTTAATGATCGCGTCATACGCGTCCATGAACTTCCCTAACTGCTCGCCAATATCTGTAAACGCATCCCCAGGGTCTGTCTTGGCGATCGTCTGGACGCGCTGCACTTCTTCGTTGTACTGTCGTTTCTCTTCGTTAGACGGATTGGGTTTGGCCGCAAACTGCTTTTTCAGGTCGTCAAGTACATCCTTGACGTCCCCAGCCGCATTCTTAATATCCTTGTAAAGCTTACACCCGGCTTTCGCCGCCGCAATGGCTGTATTCGCGGCGGCGATAAGCGCGAAGGGCATTTACTGCTCCATCATCGTCTCTTCGTCTGTCATTGGAGCGACTTCTTGTGGCTGCATACCACGCAATGCGCCACGCTGGGCGCCAGAGCGCACATCTGCTGCCGCGTCGTTAACCCAATTAATGCCGTATTTTTTGCCAACTTCTAAAGCAGCTTTTAGCTTTTCAGGGTCTAAGCGTTTTCCTTGCGCTTCGATGGCATTGAAGACTTTAATTGCGTCTGACGGATTCAGAAGCAGCTGCTTTAATTTCTCTTCAGTAGCGCGCGATGCCGCATTTGCCCAGTACTTACTGAACATGGACGTAACCGCGTATACCGGCCCAGAAACTGGGTTATAGATACGCGAGATGATTTGCTCTGGCGGAATGCCAGTCAACTCTTCTATCGGCGTGCGAGGTACCGTCTCACCACGGAACGACACTTGCGAAATATCTTTCTGCAAACGATCCGATACCGTGACGAAATCCGACACTTTCTTAGCGTACGTCGGGCCAAACACGCGGTTAAAAGCACCTGCTTTTGTACGGTCAGCCAGCAACGATACCGGATCGCTTGATCGCACCAAATCATCCAGCATGAACGCCCGAATTGCATTGACGGCATCTTTGTTCTGGCCGTAACCCGCATTGCTCATAAACTTTTCAGTAAAACGAGAATCGCCGTACATCTTATTGACCAGTTCTTGCGGGCTAGTAAACCCTTCTTTGCGGATCAACTGCTCGCCAGCCACGCGGCGGAATTCGTTTTCCATCGCGGTGCGCTTAGCCAACAACGCTTGTGTATTGTTAACAGCGCCGCGCAATTCGTCGCCAAGGCCTGGCACCAAAGATACTGCACCAGCATTTTTGGCCAGCCATTTATTAGCTGCTCTGGGATCGATCGCGTCACCTTTGAGCGCTGCTTTAGTAAAACTATCGTAAAACGCATCACGCGCCACGCGAACGCCATCTTCGCCAGTTGCGCGGATAAACTCGTCCACGTTCGATTTATTACCGATGATGGCGGGCACGATCTGTTCAACAAATCGCTTACGATCTACAGACTTTAATGTCTCACTGGTAAACGGCAAACCAACGCGCTCAAAGTATGCCTTATCGGCATTCTTGTATGCGTTCACGAAATCCGGATCAAGATTGTCTATGTGACCGTTGACTCGCGCTTTCAGTTCGGTCAGTAGACGAATATCCGCTGGCTCCGAAGTTTTGCGCAACTGACGGTTAATTTCGCGCTTTAGGGAGTCCAAATCCTGAACGCTGGCAGCAGCAAACTGCTGGCCGCCAGGCGCCATAGGCGCGCCTTCTGCCGTCAGAATCGGGCTAGGCTGCGTTTCTGTAGGACGAAAACGCGAACGAACGCGGTTATAGATGCTTGGGAACGTCTTGAAGATATCCGACGCTTGCGAGCCAGCTACGAAATTGTAAATATCATCCACCGCGCCAGCCGGAAGCGTGACGCCTTTATCGTCGGCAATCTTGAACGCTTCTGTATACAAAGGCTTGGTAGAGTTGCGGGCCGACTCTTCTTTCTTTGCAACTAGTGCAGCTACGCGCTGGCCAAACTCGTTGGCGTCAACAGTACGATCAGCGGCCAAGTCAGCGATCTGCTGATCGATGGACTTGACTTGACGAGCCAGAGGTTTCTCCAGCGACGTTGGCTGCACATTGAGTTGCACTTTGGAAGGATCGCCAAACAAGCGTACTTGATTCTGGCGCAGCGCGTCCTTGGCAGCCTGGTACTGAGCGCCGTACTGCGCTTTAAACAGCGGGTCTTTGGACGCCAAGTTTTGGATAAAGCTGTTAATGACTGGATTGTCAGCAAGCAACGCGCTCAAAGGCATCTGCACATCAGCGCCGCCAGGCGCCTTAAGCGAAACGCCGGTCTGGGCTTTGGCTGCCTCTTCCAGAGTCGTCATAAACTTAGGGTCAGCCGCAGCCGCTGCAATAAAGACGTTATTAATACGCGTATTAACATCGCGCAGCAACTCATCTTTAGGCTCGACACCCATCAGTTTGTCGACTTTACTCTTGGCAAAATTCCATGCTTTGCCAGCGACAGGGACAACAGCTGTTTTCAGATTTAGCGCGCCAGCAGTACCTGCGCCGCCAAATAGCGAACCTACTACGCGGCCAGCGGTTGGAGCGCCTACCTTTTCTCCGCCTATCTCACCCACGATGCCGCCAGCTTCACCGCCTGCGCCAACGATCGCCTGTTCGACAGGGCCTAACACTGTTCTGGCTACAGGACCGGTACGGCCAAGCCAGGACAATGGGCCAAACAGATACGACTCCGGCGACGTCGCAGCCTGCACGCCGCCTGCCATGATGCGCTCGCCCATTGTAGTAGGCTGTGCGCCGGTCGAGCCAAACAGGCGCATCAAAGGATCGTAAGTAGCTGCACGACCTGCGGCAAAAGATTCCGCAGCTGTCGGTGCGGGTGCAGTAGTCGGCAAATTAGCGGCGCGCGAACCCAGCGTGATCGGGTTGATTCCCAGCTGCGTCAGAGTGTCGGTCAGCGTACGGCCAAGGCCGGTCAGCAAACCCGCAGTGCTGGCAGGCCCTCGACGCGCGGCTTCGGCCAAGTAGCTTGGCTGACTGGCAGGCGCTGCCGGGGTCGCAGGCATTTGCGGTATTGAGCGAGGCGCACTGGCTAATTCCTCCAGCTCATCGTCTGTTAGCGGCGTCTCACTACGGTACACCTTACCGTCGATAGTGTATTTGTAGGCCATGATTATTCCTGTTCGATCGTCACTACCTTACCGCTTTTAAGTTTGCGAGTCTGTGGTTTTTTAGCGCCTTGTTTGGCTGGCGGAGTTTTGCCTGCGGGTGGCTTAGCTGCGGCAGCTGGTTGCTTACCTCCTGCGATATCAGGGTACGCTGGCTCCGAAAACTCGGGCACTCGCGAAGCGGCTCTAAAGTCTTCCGCGTTAAACCCGGCGCGTGCTGCAACATCGCGTTGCTGTTCAATCTCAGCAATACCTTTGGTTGCCGCGACTTTGCGAATTGCCTGCAAAGTCTTTTTGATCTTGGTCTGTGTATCTTTAGTAGGGGTACTGGTGAACAGAGTAGATAGGTAATCAGCCGTACCACCTAGCAAGCCGGGGTCAGCGCCAGCAGCCTTCAGCTCTTTTTGGCTCAGATCGCCCGCGCCAGATATAGCGCGCGCAAACTGAGTTTGCGCGGCACGATATGCCGCAAAGTTATTTGTCTTAAGCGACTCGTCAATAGACGCCAGCGCCGAATCCGCAGCTGTAACTGTTTTACGAAACGGATCGATCGTCTGCAAAATAGTGTTGCGCAAAGCCGGAATATCTTTAACTTCTTTAACGCCTGGTACTGGGGTTGCAGCAACGACTTTTCGTTTATCGTCTTCAACCGCTGCGTTAACCCGTGCTCGCTGTTTCTGGTCTAGTTGGATAAATGGAGTTCCATATAGTTCTTGCGCTTTGGCTTCTCGATCCACACCAAACGAAGGTTCTTTCCCTTCTTTTGTTTTTTCCAAGAACTTAATTTCTGCCTCAACATCAGCCAACATAGGGTTATTCGCGTCAGCAGCACGCATCTCTCTAGCTTGTATGCGTAATTGACGCAACCGATCAGCCACTTGCAGCTGCTGGGCGCCAGCCGACTGACGTACAGAGCGATCTAGCGCAGCCAGTTTGCTGTCAATTAGACGAAGCGCCGTAGTTTTTTCTGTGGAATCAGGCTGCGCCAGTACCTGCTCGCGCTGATAGTTCAGGCCTGCCACTTCATCAGCAATCTGTAACGCCGGAGCGCGGCCAGTGCGCTCACGCAATTTAGCCTGTTCTGTAGCGATATCAACGCTTGCTTTACGAGCGTAATCCGCCAAAGCAGTAGCAAACTGCATGTCGCCCATATCGGCCGCCTGCTGCGCTACTTGCATAATTGACTGCGGGTTGGTCATATCCAGACCCTGCGACAGCTGCTGGCGCTGGCTAATCATGCGCAATTGCGGGTCTTGCATGCCAAATATGCCGCCGATAGCGCCGCCCAGACCTGCGCCGCCACGGTACAGACTCATCTCCGCGCGCTGGAATGGGTTTAGCTGGGCGTACTGTAGCGCTCTGGCGTCAGTCGCCTGCTGTTGCATTAAGTTGTATTGATCTGGCGTCGTGAACAGACCTAGGATTTCGCTGGCCATGTCTACTCCTTAGTATGCGTAAAAACCACCAGACCACGGGCTGGATGATGGGGCTGCTGTCGGTATCGCTGGTGCAGTAGCGATGGGCCTAAACTGCCGCTCTTCAACAGGCGCTGGCGCTGTGGGGAACAGCCTGTTCATGTATTGCTGTTGCTGCATAGTAGAGCCAAGGCCAGTCAAGGCAGAACCTATCGGGCTGTACGCATTAGCCTGCTGCATTGCTTGCGCGGCGCCCAGGCCACCTTGCAGTAGCGCTTGAGCGCCTGCGGTGTTGATGTTGCGACCACCTAAATTCACGCCCAACTCGAACGGCTGCATACCAAGGCTTTCCAGCGAGCTCACACCACCCAGATAGGAGGTGAATGGCGCCAGCGCGCCTACTTGGCCCGCTTGGAACTGACCCAGCAAACCAGCACCTGTGCCGAACAGGCCGGTACCAAATGCCAGCTGTTGCTGACCCGCCTGCTGCGCTTGCGCTGCCAGCGCTGCGTCCTGCTGTGCCAATGCGTTGTAGTAGGCTTCCATCTCAGGGCTGGCAGCACCTAAACCAGCAGCGCCTGACGGGCGTGTGCCAGTTGCGCCGACTGCCAAGCCACCACGGCCAGTCTGGAACACTTGGTTGCGAAGTTCGTTTAGTTGACGTTCGCGGCTAGGCGCCAGTAAATCCATCTGACGCTGCATATATTGCTGGGCTACTTGTTCAGGCGACTGCGCTAGGTAGCTCTCGCCCAAACCAAACATGCGCTCGGCAGCGCCTGTCAGTGGCGCGTACATTCCTGCGGCAGCTTCGGCTTGGCCAAGTTGACCACCTAAAAGCGCCGCTAATCGGTCTTGATACGCTTTAAGTTCAGGACTGACCGCGTAACTTGCGCTTGATAGGCGCCCAGTCTTGGGGTCGAAACCAAACTGACTCGTACCAAAACGAGTCGTCATGCCGACCGGCCTAAAGCGGGACTCTTCAGCCGCTATTTTTGCTGCCGCAGTCTGCGCGCCCGCAGATGTAGCCGCCGCATCTTTGGCGGCCTCACCTTGAAGAAAGCCACCTAGCAAACTTGCGCCAGCGCTAATCAATCCACCGATAGGCATGTCAGTACCCCTTAATTAAAACGTCATCCACTTTCGCAGGGTCTTTCTCGTCCGTTGCGTGGATACAAAACCAAACACAGTCAGTAATTGCCTTGACCCCATGTGTTACGCCAGCCTTAATCTCTATGCAAGCTGGCGCCTCAATAACCTGTACTACTTCATCTGCCATTACAGCTACTTTTCCTTTAGCCAAAATCGACAGATGACTAAAGTCGTGCGTATGTTTCAATATCGCAGTGCCTTCAGGCACAAACGCTTCTTTGGCGTACAACCCATCAGAAAAATGATGGGTAATCTCACCGCCAACATTTTCAAGTACAGCGCTCATGCCGTCCTTTTCCACATATAAACAGTAATGTACGGCTGCAAGTTAGCATTGGTAGCAGAAGAACCTGTGCTGCTAACCGAAGTTGATGCGCTAATTCCTGTAGTTGCACTATTAGTTAAAACTTGAGGGCCTGTATATGCTCCAGTAGAAGAAGGCGCATAGCCAGTCACAGTAGATCCACTACCTAATATTGCTGTGGAATCACCATTACTTGCATTATTAAAATTTTGTACATGTTCGTGGCCTGGATCACTGATGCTGGTAGACGCGCTGTGGGTGTGAGTAACTACCACTGCGTCTTTTGAGCCGCCAGTTTCTTCGGCGGTATCAAACAATGGGTCAGACGCGTTAAACCCAACCATCACGCGTCCAGCACCAAATGCAGTCCATGTACCAAAACCAAGTAACGTCGCAGGATTAGTGCTGTTGCTGGCGTTGATGTATATAGACCCGACTGGATAAGCTGCTGCAATTCCTGTAGTAATCGCCGCTGCCACAAACGCTGTTGTCGCCAATTTAGTCGAACTGTCGCCGCTTGATTGCGTAGGCGCTGTTGGGCTACCGGTTAGCGACGGACTAGCCAAATCGGCCTTAGTCGCAATTGCTGTGGCGATGTTATTGAATTCGGTGTCGATCTCGGTGCCTTTGACGATCTTAGCTGCGTTGCCAGATGGCAAGGCGTCTTTCGATGCAAAGTCAGTCGATTTTGTGTAGTCGGACATAGCCGCTCCTTAACTTATACGGCCACGCTTGGCCAAAATCTCAATCTTCTGGATAGACAACTCGTATCCGTTTACTTCTGCCTCGTAGCCCGTCTGTACAACTTTGCCGGATCCAGTCGCTTGCGTCGTCAAAGTTTGAATGACGATACCGCCTGCATATTGAGCAACTGGAACGCCATTAGCGCCATACTCTGCAATGCCGTATTCAGAAATACCTTGCGTAGGAATTTGTTCATTCTCTGAAAGATAGTTCTCAGAAAAGTCATACCCCCACTTAACTGTTACTACTTGATTTGACCCACCAATAACTACAATGGAGATGCGTTTAACAATAGATGTCACCGACACATCACCTAAATCAGCATGGTTGGTGTAATACGCTATACGGTAGGTTGACGTGTCGTCCAAATAGCCAGTGTACTTGCCGATATAGCCCGTCTTGCCTATCAATAGATCGCCGTTACGGCGAGCGCAAAGCGCCGTTGGGTCAATCTGTGACCAAGTAGTTACGCGAGACGCGCCGTCTGGCATCACCGATCGTGTATCGAAAACATATACTTGATTGGCAGTAGGAAACGTAAGAAGGTAAAACGCGTCAACTTCTGAGTAAACGGCTTTGATGGCCGATGGCGTCTCGCCTGCCACTAATTGCATCAAGTCATTGCGCACATTTTTCGATAGGTCGCGGAACGGTGCGGACTTTTCTTGGATAGTACGCATGATCGACCGTATACCGCTATTCGACAGAAACACGACGTCTGTGTTCGTGCTCTGGATAGAGTCGCGCCATTGGCAACCAATGCCAATTACTGTGTCGTATAGCGACATCGTCGACGGTGCTGTAGCGCCTTGGTATACCAAAATCTGGCGTTTGCCGAAGATAAACAAAAAGCCGTTATGCGCTGCCAGCCCGGTTATTTCATCTGCACCGTTTGGCCAGACCGAATTAACATTTAGCGTACCAGCAGTGCCGCCCGTATAAACATGACCGGATAGCAAATCAGAAAACGTCAGTGTCGTCTTATCGGCATTACTACCTGCAATCCAGAGACGGCCGTAAGCAGAAATACAAATATTGCCTGAAGGCACTGTGCCTGCATAGCCAGTTTTTTCGCTCACGCGACGGTAGGTCGTGGTGCTAACCGCTGGGTCATATATCAGCGGATCGTGGCCAGCTTGGAAAAAGTACGTGATGCCGTTGAGCGACGCGCACTGCCAGTTACTGGCCGTAATCGTAGGCGCTGTAGCGCCGCCGCCGTAGGTCAACTCAACTAAACTAGTGCCACTCAGTTTGAAGAGCTTATTGTTTCCTGCGCACAAGACTGTCACAGAACCATCAGTCTGGACCAGCTCATGAATGACGCCCACAGGGTTGGAACCAAGATTGCCAGTGCTGGTGTTTACTTTTGCCCAGCCTTTACGAGCGCCCATACGACCGTACTGGTCGAGAATGCAATTCTGCGCCACCAAAGCAAAACCCGCCGCAAGATCAAGCGGCGAATCTTGGGTGTTCAGGCCATAAAAGCCTGGCGCAGAAATCGAAAAGCGCTCTAACTGTTGGCTCATATCGCGACAAACTCCTGCATCTCAGGAAAGCGCGTGGCTTCCAAAGCAATGTAATCCGACAGCATGGAGCGGTACAGCGCATAAGCCTCAGATGACGATAAGCCGCCATCTTCGCCGCGCTCAACCAGCGCGCGAGCGTAGGCGTTTTGTTCGATCAGCTTGTCATTGACCAACGGTACATCGCTGTCTGCGGATAGATCAGCCTGCGGCACACACAAGAAAAATTTCAGGGTGTAGACGCCGTTCGGTCGGCCATAAAGTTGCACCTTGGCGTCTCCGCTCCCATCTACGCCTTCAAAGCAATACTGCGTTGGGATGTTCTGGACGATAGGTGTGAAGTTCTGGCGCTGGCGCATGTCGGCAACCGAAATTGGCTGCATGACGACATTGCTGGTGGTGTTCAAGGGGTTGCTGGTGACGCGAAACTTTTGGCCAGCGCCTGTCAGCGCGTACTCGTAGGTGCCAGCGACTGTCGTGATATCGACTTCCATCCCCAGCGCGTTCCAGTCGAAAGAGTCTTCGATCTGACGCTTGGCGTCGTTGACGAACTTGCCGATTAGCTGGGAGTAAGAGGTCAGTGCGACCGTCGAGACAGACGGCTCGCGCAGGCGCCCCATGATGGAGTTGACGATTTCTAAGTAGGTCATTTGCTTTTCGCCTTATTCCTTGCGGATATAGCTCTAGCTTTTGCCTTTGCGTCCGCCTTGGAGGATGCGCCCCAAGCCCGTAAAGACAACAAGAGCCGGGTTGGCTCACCGTCTTTAATTTCAGGGCCGGGCATGTTACCCATCCTGGCGAGAAAAGAAGCTCGTCTGGGGTTGTCTCCGGACTTGACCGGAGCTTTCAAATTGCCACCTGTGGCGGCATTATAGGACGCCCTGCCCTTGGCATTCAAGCCGCCCTTAGGGTTTTGACCGGCTTTCCTCTGCCATGCGGGCGTCTTGGCGCTCATTTTTTCCTCGCTGCTCTCATATTGTCGACTAAATTCGGGTAGGGCCTACCAGCCTTGGCCGCCATACGCTTGGCGGCGCTCTTCTGGCCGGGCAAGAGCTTCTTAGGCGCGCCCAATTTTTTCGGCCGAGTCTGGTCCCAGATCGGCTTTTTCATTTCTTCATCCGGTTCTTGGCAGTACGCATGCCGCGCTGCGGCAAAGACTTGCCAGCTTCCGAAAGCGCGATGGCCACTGCCTGCTTGCGGGACTTGACGACGGGTCCACCCTTGCCGGAGTGCAGCGTGCCAGCCTTGTATTCGCCCATCACCTTCTTAACCTTCTTGTCTGCCTTGGTCATCTTCATTTGAATACCATCCTATCGACGATAAATGTACCAATGCTGGTTACGGCTGATACAACAGCCATGCCAGCCCAGAGGCCACCCTTTGACTTGTTGGCCATTTCCAGCAGCAGTTTGACGTCCTCGCGCAAGGCGTGAACCTCAGACTGGAGGACTTCTACTTGCGCTTCGAGCTTTCCAAACTCTCTCAAATCAATCTCAGACATTTTCCTGTTTCCTTGGACGGCCGGGTCGCCTCATTTGAGGTATCGGGGCTGAAAATGCGGTATCAGTGCGTACAGCGTCTTGATGCAAGGATTCTTCGTTTCCTTCCTCATCCACTCGGACGTAACCGGCGTGGCCCTTCATGCTGTCGATGTCATGCTGAAGCGTGAAGGTGACGGTTTGACCGCTGGAGAGGCAGCGAAAAGTTGCAGACATAAATACTCCAGTGAAAAATCGGGGGCCGAAACCCCCGATTATTAGGCCAACGAACGAGCTACGACGATACGTAGTGTTGCTGAAGCCAGATCTACAGTTGCGCCCGATTCATTTTGAATGCGGAATTTGACGGTATTAGCCGCGCTGACATAGCCAGTTACGGTAACACCCACCAAATCAACACCCAAAGATGCGCCAAGGACCATATCGCCCAGAGCAACGCCTGGAACGGTAACGTCATCGGTTTCACCAGCGCCATCAACCAGCGAACCGGCGTCTAGCGTGGCACGGACTAGCCAAGTATTGGAAAAAAGACCGCGAAACTGGTCAGTACCAGCACGAACGGTTACAGAAGATGCAGTTGCCATGTCGTTCTCCTAATTAAGTTGGAAATCCCCGGCCCGAAGGCCGGGGGCTCAATTAGGC